ATGAAAAAATATGTAAAATGGTTAATTCCCATATCTATTATTGGGATGTTACTAGCAGGTTGTCAAATGAATAGTGAATCTAAAAGTCAGTCAAACGAAGTAAAAAATAGCAAACAGTCAGCAGTAAAGAAAGGTAAAAAAGTAATAAAAAAAGAACAAGTAGCTTATCTCAAAAAGTATGAAAAAGAATTAACTGAATATGTCAAAACCCAAAATCCAGATATTAGCGAAATTAAGTATGATTGGAATAGTGTGCGTATAGTGGAAGCTAGTAATGGAACCCCTCAAGGCGGAGAGCAGCTATTATTAATTTGGGGTTATGCAAATGGCAGTGAATTAACCAATTTTACTCTAAATTTCACATTGGGTGATAATCAAATGCCTAATATTGACTCAGTTGGCTCAGATAATTTATCAACTATTGAAGATTAATAATAACAGTAAGAAAGGTATATAATGGGATGTTGGAATCTTAAGGAATTTGAAGATATATTTTGAAGTATGGCAGAAAGTGCTAATACAGTTCGATCGAATTCTTTTGTTTTAGAAGAATTAACTGAATTTCAAAGAGAAAAGTTAAAAAATGGGGAGTCAGTTAAGTTTAATTTTTCTAAAGATGTTAAGAAAGGAAATCAAATCACCCAAGGTGGCTCAAATCTCCCAAATGATGGGAGTGTCTATCTTCAGCCTAATAAGTCCTTATAAACTGTTTATTAAACTGAAAAAATTGAAGTTTTCATAGATAAAATTCTTCGAGTAAAATATTAGAGATGCTATTTATATTTCTTAAGCTAGTAATTTTTTATTGTTTATTGGTTTAATGATAATACAAATATAAAATAGGTGGTGCAAATAATGAAAAAACATATAAAAAGTATCATACCAATAGTTCTTATTGGTATGATACTAGGAGGCTGTCAAATGAATAGTGAACATAAAAGTCAGTATAATGAAACAAAAAGTAGCAAGCAATCAGAAGTGAAGAAAGATAAAAAAATGACAAAAAAAGAACAATTAGCTTATCTCAAAGAGCATGAACAAGAAATAATTGATTTTGTAAAATCTCAGAATAAAAAGATAGAATCTGTACAAATTGATTGGAATGATGTTCGATGGAGTAAAGGGGGAAATGGTACACCTCAAGGAGGAGGAGAGGGGATTTTACTTTTTGGGGAGATTAATAATGATTCTGAATCAAGTTGGAGAGTTGATATTGATATAGAAAAAGGACGGCTAGACCTAAAAAATATGTATTTAGGACAACCTATACGAATTGGAGGTAAATTATTTGAGTAATTGGAACTTAGAAAGTTTTGATAACCTATTTGCTACTTTAGCAGAATCAACATACACAAAAAGACCAAGTAACTTTACATATAATGAATTGAATCCTAAGTTGCTACGACAACTGAACTCAGGTAGTTCTGTTGAATTGGATTTCTCAAAATCTGTTAAGAAAGGAAAAAAAGTTATCGAAGGCGGTCAGAACCTCCCCAATGATGGTATTGTCTACCTGCAACCAGATAAGTCCTTAAAATCTATTGATGAAAAAGTAGAGGTTCGCGTTCCTGATGTCAATGGCGGTTATCACTCTGAGCATTGTGTTACTAATTCCTATCAGAAAGGTTACTGAAAGATGATGAAGCAGTGGCTCTATAATCACTAAAAGCTCATCATTGCTCAGTGTTTAAGTTAACTTCTAAAGCTCGAACCTTGTTAAATCAAGGTTTGTTTACTTTTAAAAGTGACATTTTATTTTTCTAAAAATAAGGTTATCGGGATTCCTCATTCTAAGTTACTTTGTTTATATGTACCTTTACTTAAGGTTTATTTTCATTATTTTTAATTTAATATTTTGGAGTATGTACGCTCCATTATAGTATTTTCGAAGACATCTTTAAAAGAACTGTAGAAGTTAAAATATTTTAACCTAGTATCTAACGTCATATATTGGTACATAGTTTTAAATATCCTTTTGATAACCTTGTACATATGAAATAGGCTAAATATTTTTAGTGAACTAAATGTAAGTTTATTGTTTGTATTAGGCGAGATAACAATATTGTTGTTTTTATTCTTTCTGAGTAATGGTTTATTAATTATGTAATTATTCTGGTATCAAATGATACTTTTAATATTCCAGTTTGTCAATAAATCATCAATGTAATTCTTTTCATCAAAAGCGATCCCTTTATCTGGTTGATTTAATATGTTAACTTGATGATTATTCTTCTTGCTTAATATATGGGATAATAATTATCTTAAATTGACACTTGGAGCATTCAATCACGTGATTGTAATAACTAAAAATTGTTTAAAATTTAAGGATGTATTTCTTGTTGATCTTACTATCTGATCTAATAATGGTATATAATAAGATTAAAATTTAAACATTGTCTGGAGATGTAGCAAAGGAGATAAAATGACTAAAATTTATCATATGATTTTATGTAATTCTGATATAATGAAGATTTTAGCTATAATAAAATCTCTTCCACTGAATGATTGTTGGCTGTGTGCTGGCACATTGAGAAACTTTATATGGAATAAACTTTCTGGAATAAATGAGACATTGACATCAGACATTGATGTTGTATTTTTTGATAAAAATATTTCTTATGAAGAAACGGTGGTATTAGAACAACAATTAAAGGATAACTATCCACAGTACGATTGGGAACTTAAAAATGAATTTTACATGAACACTCATTCTCCTAATACCCCAAAGTATACTAGCTCTAAAGATGCTATTTCGAAATTTCCTGAAAAGTGTACTGCAGTGGGAGAAAGGTTAGATGATAGAAATCAACTCGAACTTTACCTCCCTTATGGTGAAGAGGAAATATTAAATTTCATTGTTAGTCCTACGCCATATTTTGAAGAGGATCTATTACGTTATAATGTTTATTTGAAGCGAGTGGATAAGAAGAAATGGAATAATATTTGGCCTCGTTTAACAATCATAAAAAAATGATAACGTTACTGGAGTTGGCTTAACAGCTTTTAAATTTTTAGACTGACAAATAGTATAGACCTTTAATAAGGTCGTTTATCGATAATCATAGTGTACTGTGTTATAATCGTTATAGCATAAAAACACGTTGCAGTTGGTAGTCTGCAAGCGTTCAGTGAACGTCAGTAACCTTCCCTCCAGGTCGTCCATTGCAATTTAATATTTAAAGGAGGGGGCTGTATGAAAATGACAGTCTATTTTGATGGTAATTTTTGGTTGGGTTTGATTGAGTACGATGATGATGGTGATTACAAAGTTTTTCGGTATTTTTTTGGAAAAGAACCTAAAGATGATGATGTTTTTAATTTTATAAATCATAAACTTAATGATTTGATAAAAAAATACGAGTTTGTTAAAACGGATATTTCTCTAAAGCGTACGAATGAACACAAAAAAAGTCCTAAAAGAATGCAAAGAGAAATTAATAGAGAAAAACGTAAGCCAGTAGTATCTACAAAAGCGCAATTGGCGATGAAAACTATTCATATGAGTATAAAAAACGAACGTCAATTAAGTCAGAAATGTAAGAAAAATGAGTTAAGAAAGCATCGGTACCAATTAAAACAAGAAAAACGTTACCAAAAGAAAAAAGGGCATTGATTGTGTCATCATATAAAAAGCTTGAGAGTATCATCTCAAGCTTTTTATATGTTAACTAATATGAGTTACTAAATAGTCTGATAATGCTCAATTAATGTGTTTTGGGAAAAAATCATTTCCTTAAAGGACACCATTGTCATGTTGTTATCACCTTACTTTTTTTATACTTAGTATATGTTTAAGAAAGGAATAAGTTGTTTTGAGAGATTTTGAGGAGTTGTTTGATAAAGTAAAGCCAATCGTAATGAAGCTGAGAAGAAATTATTTTGTTCAACTTTGGGAATATGATGATTGGATTCAAGAAGGACGTATTGTACTTTTTAGGTTGCTTGAAGAGCATCCGTATTTATTGGATAATGAAAGCAAACTATTCATTTACTTTAAAACAAAATTTTCAAATTATTTAAACGATGTATTAAGACACCAAGATTGTCAAAAGCGACAATTTAATAAAATGCCTTATGAAGAAATCAGTGAAGTTAGTCATTATGTTAAGAGTAAAGGACTAGTTTTAGATGACTATATTGCTTATCGTGATACTTTAACAAAAGTGGAAGAAACTTTGTCAGATATTGATAAAGAAAAATTTGAAAAACTGATTAATGGTGAACGTTTTGCGGGGAAGAAAAAATTCATACGAAATATTCAACCTTTTTTCAATGCTTTTAAAGCGGATTAATCGATTTTATTTCTGCAGTAGATAGCTGCAGAATTTTTTTATAGGGAAAGTTCGCTGATATATTCCTGTGAAAGCCTTTGTTTTTTGTTATAATATAAGATTACCTCTCAGAATCATTGATATCAAGGCTTTTTTAAAGTCTAAAAACAGACTTACTACGTTCCCCACTACGTTTGTGTTAAATAGCGACGAGTTCGGCCAATTTGTCAGCAACATTATCCTTTGATTTTTTGGATAAGTGAGTATATAAATCCATCGTGATTGCTATTTTAGCGTGGCCTAACCGCTCTTGTGCAATCTTAGCGGGAATCCCAGCCTCAAACAACAACGAAGCGTGGGTATGTCTAAACCCGTGGGGAGTAATCCTTTTTAATCCATGCTTCAATATAAATCTGTCCAGTCTTTTTCTCACGGTGTCGCTAGCAAAATTAAACAATTTAAACGATCCGTGTAAAGGTTTGATACTTTGCTTAATATATAATTTGGCTAACGTCATGGTCTCAGCGTCCATTGATATGGTGCGATTGCTTTTTTTGGTTTTAGGAGATTGTACAGCCCATCCTTCTTTTGTATAAGCAATGGTTTTTGTAATGCTGATAGTATTGTTGTGGAAATCAAAGTCGGTATCTTTTAAAGCTATTAATTCACCAATCCTAAAACCGCCATAACTCAGCAATCTATAAATCAGACGCATCTCTAGAGTTTCTTCAGCTTCCACAATCCTCAAGAAAGCATTCAATTCCTCTTTTGTGTAATATTTTTTGGTGAGTGTATCCATGTTTTTGTAAGTGCACTTTGATCTCAACGTCTTGCTCATGGGGTTATTATCAATAATACCTAAGTTGACAGCAAATTTAAAAATTCTGTTTGCTAAACTTAGATAAAGCCTATAACCGCTATATCGAGATAGGCAATTCACAAATTTTTGACAAATCATGACAGTTATCTTCGTCATTTGCAGTTGTCCTAAATGTGGCTTTAAAATTGTTTTATAGTAGTTTTGGTTAACCAGAAATGTTGACGGTTTGACTGTATTTCGGTACTGCTCAAACCACAGTTTGGCTACATCGTCAAATGTAGTTTTATCGTTGCTTTTCCAAGCGCCTTGACGCTGAAAATCATCAATAAGTTTTACCTCGGCTCTTTTAGCTTCTCTTTCTGTTTTAAACCCTTGCCTAGTTGTCCTGACTTGTTTACCAGTCATGGGATCAACACCAAGGTATGCTCTTAAGCGATAGGCAGTTGTGCCATCTTTTTTAGTGTATTTTTCAATCATTGTTTTTTCCTCTCTCTTTGCGCTGGGGAGTGCTGATTTTGAGATAGGATATTGGCATCACCTCCTAAAAATGATATAATTAGGTACAAGAAAACGACCTTTTTAATGGTTGTTTCTTATACTAGATTCGCCCCACGCTCAGACCCTCCCAAATTTGAGCGTGGGGCTTTTTTTATTTCCATAATCCTGAGTTATATCTCACTTTGATATCTTTAATCTTGCTGTTTGTCCCAAAAACAATACTAGCCGCTGCTGTTTCTCCATCTTTTACAACAACGCTATATCCGTCATTATCTAAATTTTCGCTGATAACTGAATCAAAAGAAATAGTTTCATCTCCATTGTAGGCGAAAATATCTCTTGTATCAAAACCTTTTGTTTCCCCAGTTGTATTTTTGAATTCTATCGGCACAATGATTTTATTTTTGAAATCTGTTGTTGTTGCTAACATTCTTGTTTTGTCATTATTTGGTTTATTTATAGTTAAGTAACCTCCACCCAATTTAACTTCATCACCAAAAGACGATACAACTTGATCTTTATTAAGATAAAATTTAATAGCTCTGACAGACAATTCTTCGTCAAAACGACTGGTAAAATCGGATATGGTTTTCCTAATACCTGACGTCGTTTTATTTTCTTGAGTTTTTTCTAATTTTGCTATTTTCTTCTCGTTAACAATATTAGTCTCTGCCAATCTGTAAATGACAAAAAACGAAAATCCTAAAACTAATAGTAGTATAGCGTGTGTCCAAAAATACCACTTTTTATAAAAAGGTTTTTTCATATCATAAATCTCCTAAATTAAATTTTTAAACTCATTTACTACCATCGCTTCATCGCAGATGGTGTTTAACCTATACGCTTTCATAAATCTATAAACATTAAAATCTTCTATGTCGTCAAGTTTTCCACAGACTACCCTTCTCTATAAATATCTACCACCTCACCAATGGTTCTGAAATCATCTCCTTCAGCTGGTGTGATGTCAGCATACTTTGGATTAAGTGACTGGAGGTAGTCGTTCTTTAATTTCTTGACATAGTTTTCACCGTTAACTTGGAAAATACCAATTTTGTTAATGTCAACTTGATCAGCCAGCTTAATAAATAAAAAGTCGCCATTTTTTATTTTTGGTTCCATTGAGTGACCGACAACAACCGCAACGGTGTCATAGTTTTTTTCATCTGGTATTTCATCAGCGTAGAAGTCAACCTCTGTGTCATAGTCATCCTCTTGCCAATATCCAGTACCAGCAGACACTTTACCGGGTACAGATAGACTTACACGTTTTCTGGAGCCGTATTCTGCCATCTTCTCTTGCAAGTTTATCACTTTGCCTTGTTCCTCAGATAAAAGTGTCTCAGATATAGCCAGCAACTTATTCTTTCGTACGTTGTTAAGTTTTGAATAGTTAGATAAGAGAATTGCTTGCCTTGGATCAAAGTTGACTTTGGAAGTTGCTCCATTAGTAGAGTGTTCTTCAATCAAATCTGACTTGTTAATTGAAAAGTATTCAGCCAAAAGTTCTATTTTCCCTATTCGTGGATAAGTTATACCCTTGAGCCAATCTCTAACCGTAGTATACTTCAGTCCTAAGTCTGCACATAGTGTATTTCTGTCTACTCTTTTTCGCTCCATATAAAATGCAAGGTTTTTAGAAAATATCTCTTTGTTCTCTAATTTTTTTGAAGACATTTTTGCACCTCCTTATAATGTATATATTACGGCAAAAACGCAAAAAAGTAAATAAAAAAATAAAAAAACCGTAAAAAAACGCAAAAAAATACTTGACATTGCGGTTTAACCGCAGTATAATATAATCAAGCTTAAGGAATTAAGCAAAACGAAAGGAGGTACAGCTGATGAAGTCGAGGCTAAACAAAAAGCCTAAACACAAAGAACTAGAAGTCGAAATCAAAATTCTTTGGTTTAAGCTTAGAATAAAACATCTGATTACTAGGTAATCGGATAGGGGGTGAAACTCCCCCACCCCTAATAGGGGTAAGTTTAGTTTAGCACATTGGCTGTATCTCCGCAAGAATGAAAGGAGAGTAAATGGATTTATTGAAAGTAGGTGGCATGACCTATAACGTTGTTATTCAGGAGCATTTCAAAGCTTATGATGATGATAGAAATCTCTGGGGGTATTGTGATTACGAACAACAAATCATATATATTCGTGAGTCATTATCAGAGCAAAAGAAAAAGCAAGTGCTAGTCCACGAACTAACACATGCTATTCTACATGAAGTTGGCTACAAAGAACAAGATGAAGAACTTGTTAGTCGTTTTTCAATCGGTCTGCATCAGGTTCTTAAAGATAATCCAACGCTTACTTTTCAGTCCTAACACCTTTGAACTTTCCACCAGTAGTTTTCGTGTCCATAAACTTGCCAGTAGATGTGTCACGCTTGGTATAAAGTCCAGTTTTAGGGTTATGAGACTGAGAGCGACCTTTGACGGCTCCGATACGACCGCCGCCTTTAGGTCCATTTTTCGCCATGACTTATCCTCCTTTCCACTAGGATAAGTTGATTATAACATTTTTAGGAGGTACAAAATGAATTGGAAAAAACTAATGCTAGGCGATTTAGAACACACGTTTACTAGTCGAGATGACAAAGAAAAAACAAGTATTGAATTTGAAGGCGGCGTATTGCCAGCGCTATTGGTGCTAGGTGGTATCACTTGGCTGATCGCTTGGCTTATTACAAAATAAAAACTCCCATGAGGGAGTAGGAGGAAGGATATGACAGTTGTTGATAAAATTTTTCGTGGTGATAAATGGTTTATACCTAAACCTAAAATTAGCTATACAAAACCTATGAATATTATAGTTTTTAGTAAACAAGAAAGATTTGATTTGTTTTTATTTGAAGCTCATAACTTTGATGAGGTATTTAAACAATTTGAAGAAGAGAAATTCAAGCCTTATAAATACACAGCTTGGGCATCAATAGACGAAACAATAATAAAGCTATTTAATTTTTAAATAATCAATTAATTTATAAATTTTATTTATTTGATTTCTGAAATTATCTTGTTTCCAAAATGTATTTTCTTCTCTAACTCGCCCATTGATTTCTCTGTAACAGTTAGTTGTTACGTGTGGTGAGGGATTGAATGGAAAAACATAGAACTTTTTAGAAGTTTGCACCTCTAAAAAATAATTTGACTTTACAGTATTAGGGAATCTAAACACAAAATTATTAGCGTAAGTCGAATATGGGGGAATGATAAAAGGTACATAGCCATATTTGAAATTTGATGACTTTACCTCGTGACTTTTTAATAATTCTCCATAATTTGATGCTTCGAATTGAAGTTTTTTCTCAGTGATAGTTAACCCTTCAATTGTAATTGGGCTGGAAGATTCATTAATAAATGTGATTTTAACAATCATTTCCAATTCTTCAAGATTGAATTCCGCTTTCTGATTTGAAACTCCGAGTCTGAATGTAGATTTATATAATGGAACAATAAATGAAAAAAACGAAATCAAAATCGATATTAAAGATATTACTAACGCCAACAATCGCTTCACCTCGACATTTTTATTTCAATTATACCACAGAAAGGAGGTGGGGGAATGGACAAAGACAGAGAAGAGTTTTTGATTAGATTAATTGATTTGCACGAGCATATCACCAGTAAGTGTTTAGAGCTCAATAGAGAGCTAATCAATTATCTAAAGGAACAAAAAGAACCTATTGAATTAACAATAGATTCCAAAACGTTAGCCGAGAAACTAGAGATTACTGACCAATCGAATATTTCCCAAGCGAAACACCGATTATTTGGTCTGTAAATAAGTAGACAAACGGCATTTTGAATTCTTGATGTGAAGATGAAATCAAGGTCACATCAACTAAGACAATCACATCAGAATCAGATGAAGTTTGTTCAGTATCTGAAATTTGATGTAATTTGTTACTGATTGCATAAACTGTGTGATATTTTTCGTTTTTTTCTTTTGGTATAAAATTTCCGACATAAGTACCAGCAGCAGTTGAAATTATAATTTGTTTGTCTGCATCCTCAGTCAACATATACATCAGACTTAGAAGGTCTTGTTTAACATTTTTATCCATAGCGTTATCCTCCTTTCGTTAAGATTTCGAGGATATTATAGCAATTATTCAAACTTTTAGAAAGGGGGTGGGGGAATGACGAAAATGACGTTGAAAGCTTTAAGAGCAACAAAAAACTGGAGTCAAGAAGAGGCTGCAAGAGCTTTGAAAGTTTCCAAAGATACATGGGGCAACTGGGAAAGAGGTAATACAGAGCCAAGTGTTACAAAGGCTTATCAAATTGCCTATATATTCGATATATCATTAGATGATATTATTTTTTTACCAAACATTGCGGTTTAAACGCAAACTCTTAGAAATAGAACAAAACTAACACAACACTAGAAAGGAGAAAAATGCAGGAAATAACAACACAAAATGATTTTGACTATTCACTTGTTGATTTTGAAACTCAAGAATTTTTACAAGAGCGTTCAAATATTATCTATGGAATTCAAAGCAAAAGCGCTTATGAAATAGGTAAGCAACTTGTTAAAGCTCAAGAAGTTTTGGCAAAAAATAGATATGGTTGTTTTGAAGAGTGGTATTCAAGCCTTGGATTTAGAAAAACAAAAGCTTATGAGTACATTAATCATTATAATTTCATTCGTTCGCAAAGCGAACAATTGAATATCGAAACATTTGAAGAACTTCCAAAAAAGCTTCAATCAGAAATGTCAAAGCCGTCTGCCAATCCAGAACTCAATCAAAAAGTCTTTGATGGGGATATTACAACTCATAAGCAATACAAAGAGTTAGAACGCCAACTCAAACTAGCAGAAGCTGACAAAGAACGGTTAAAACAACAAAATGAGAGACTAGCCGAACAAGCCTTGAGTGCTAAAGTCGTTGAAAAAGAAGTCGTAATCGAAAAAGTTCCAGATGATTATGAATCTACAAAGCAACTTAACCGGACTTTACTAGATAAAAATAAAGAGCTTTCCACAACACTTGAAGAAGCTGAATGGGAGCTAGATAGTAAAAAGCTTGAGTTATCGACAATAAAGCTTGAGTCACAACGAGCTATTGAAGTAACAAACCAGATTCGTCACCTCGAGGGCAAAAAAGAAAAACTTGAGAACCTTGTTACTTCGATAAGTGAGCTGTCCTCAATCATTAGTGACGTGCAAAACTTCTTCGATACGAAAATGGCGCCACTTCGTTTTAAGCCAATTATCAACAATGTCAATGCACATTATTCAGTTACGGAAGTAACCAAGATGGTTAACACAGTCCAAACTTGGTGCGATGAAATGTACAAAATTATTCCATCTGGAAATAGAAAAACAGTAGAAGAGGTAATAATCAATGAGTAAAGAATTATCAGAAATGAATGAAAAAGACGCTCTTGAAGTTGTCAAAGGAATGACGATTGAAGATATGATGATTGAAGTCTTATCTTCTCAAAAACAAGTAAAAGCTTCTCAAGAAGCCATTAAGAAAGATGTTGAAGAGGTTCGTTCTTTAGCAATTGAAATTGATAAAAAAGTCCATATTGATGATGTGGAAGCTAGTGAAATTAAAAGCATTATCAGTCGTCAATCCTATGAATTCGCCAAAGAATATTTTGATAATAGAAAAGTTGTTCCAAGCGCAAATCTATTCGCTAGCAAGAAAGGACAGTTTATTCGTGTACAGCATTCACGATTAAAACATCATTTCAATGTGACGAAGTACACTCATATCAAACATACAGAAGCAGAAAAAGCTATCAGTTATTTAAAATCACTATCTTATGGTTTATTCACACCATTTGAAACTCGTGAAACACCAAAACAAAAAGAGATTATCGAACTGGAAAATAAAAATAACGGTGATGATGTCGCTTAGAACTAGAAAGGAAACAACATGAACGAAAAAATTACAGATGAACAACTTAACAAATACTTAGAAATCAGAACTGAACTTGGGGAAGAAAACTTTAAATTTATTAACGCTTGCTATGATGAAGTTTTGCACCTAAAAAAAGAGGAAGCGACAAAAAATATTAAGTTTGAAATTACAGATTTTTCAAAATTTCGTGATTTTGCTAAAAAATAGCCCTCAGAATTAACTGAGAGCTTCTAGTTACATGATTTCTCCACGCATACGTGCCATACGTTTGTCGTGTTCATGCACAGTTTCAGAGAGATTTTTGCCAGATAAATGTTTATTGAGTATATCTGCCAAAGCTACTGATAATTTATCTGATTCAGACACGTCGTGTCTATCCAACGTCTCTTTAATTCTTTGTGAACTAATCATACCTTATCCTCCTTCCTATAGGATAGCTACATTATATAACAGAAAGGTACAAAACACAATATGTTGTGTATCTTAGACGATTAAAAACACAATATGTTGATTTTTAAAAGTATTATGAAGAAAAAATTGAACAAAATTCTCATTGATAAAGGAATGAGTAAAAAAGAGTTATCGGAGAAAACAGGGATTAGCTACAACACCATTATGAATATCGGTAAAAGAGATATTTCGTTTAACAAAATGAAAAAAATCGCCGATGTCTTAGACATTAGCCTAAACGAATTCAGATAAAACAAAAAAAGCCACTGCGGGAACAGTGACTAACCAAAATAATTTAACTAATTATACCACGAAAGAGGTGATAAATCCATGCAATCGCAACTTACTTACGATCTACTCAAAAAGCAGATAGCAGAAGAACTTTTTGATGAGATTAAGAAACTCATACAGGAAAAAGATTTAGCGAATCGGTGGGTCAACCAAACAGCACTCGTCAATGAATACGGCTACTCATGGCAAACTATAAAACGCATGGAGAGCTATGGGCTTGAATCTTTTAAAAACGGTAAAGACAAAATGTATTGTCTTGCCGATGTCAATAAAATTAAACACTTAATGAAACAATAAGCACTGGGGAGTGCTAGAGGAGTATAACATGGAAAATCCAATTACAGGCGTAGTAGTCTTATTATTTATCGCTTTAATTGCGTACATCGGAAACCGCAATAGTAATCAAAAAACAATTACAAAAACAGTTGACACAATCTTAGAAGATTATCAAGTTGTCAAAAAAGTAGAACGCAAACAACGCACTGATTTTATAGAGTTGCCAACGCCAGGTTCTTGCGGAAAAACTTGGGGCGTTGATAAACCGTTCTAGAGGGACTAATGAAAAACATGAGGTTTTTGAAGTATGAAAAAATATGAATTATTAAAAGATGACACTATTGAAGTAGCAGGTAAAACATTATTTAGAATCAAAGCGCTTATAAGTTTTAAGGACATTAGAAAAGGTGAAATCGGTGGATATGTTGAAGCAGAAAGAAATTTAAGTCAATCTGGCAATGCTTGTGTAACTGGCAATGCTTGGGTATGTGACGATGCTTGGGTATCTGGCAATGCTTGGGTCGAAACATCAAATGACTACATTGTCTTTAAAAACAACTGGTCTAGCTTTAGATGGTTTACTTACACAAAATCTAACAAAATGTGGCGTGTTGGTTGCTTTTACGGAACTGGTGACGAATTAATTAAAGAAGCTTACGCAGACAGCGAAGAAAGTGGCAGAAAATACGAGTTATACGTAAATCTTGTTAAGGAGTTGTATAGAGATGAGTAGACTTAATAAAGAAATGATTGTCATTTCAAGGGAAGAATATGAATCGCTTGTTAATTTTAAAAAGGCGATTTTAGATGTGAGAGATGAATAGACTTAAAATGTTGAGAGAAAAAAACAATTTAACAGTGATGCAATTCGTTGATGAAATTAGGCCAATTGCGCCAACAATGACAGCAACCCAGTGGATTGTGTATGAAAATAAAGGTATCAATCAGTATAATGATAAATTTTGGCAGATAATTGCTGACTATTTTGGTGTAGACCTCGGTTATCTGTATGGATACCAGCCGGAACCTATCATCAGAGAATTATATGCAGAGATAGAATTCTTGCGTGACGAAAACAGGCGTTTGAACAAAGATTTGACTGATGAATTAACAATAACAGAAATATTTAGAAGGGAATTACATTGCAAGTCAGAAAATACAAATGTTTAAATTGCGGTAAAGACTGGGAAATCATTTCAGAATATAGATGTTTTGATTGTCCAGAATGCCAATCTGAAGATGTCATTATTACATGGCAAGCGAGGGTATACGATTGAGAATATACATTAACAAACACAAAAAAATGATTATCGCACCTGATTACAACGATCGCTATGGCGGTGTATCTAACGTAACCATCCAAATAAGAGATGGAAAACTTAGCAAAGAAATTAATCAACGCATTAACGAAGCCGTTAATTTTATCATTAAAGAATATGAGCCAATGTTTGATACACCAATAATCGATGATTTATTTAGAGAAAAGGAACAGGAAATCAGAAAAATGGTTGATTATGACACTGCTTTAACCGAGATGGTGGAGGGATTAGACATTGAAGATAACTAAAGCAACTGAGATTACACGTACACATAACTGGCGGATATTAATTTATGGTAAGCCAGGGAATGGAAAAACTTACCTAACTAATTACTTGCAAGGAAAGACATTAATTCTTGATATGGATCACTCATCAAAAACAATTGCAGGAAACGAAAACATCGATATTATCCAATTCGATAGAACGCATCCGAGCGATTTTATGAATGAGTTCTTAACAGAGTTACCAGAATTGATTAAAGGATATGACAACTTAGTCATTGATAACATCACTAGTTGGCAGTCAGATTGGTTTATTGAACAAGGTCGTAAGTCAAAAAATGGTATCACAAACGAATTACAACAATATAACATGTGGACTAACTACTATCTACGAGTATTGACTACAATTTACAATCAGCCAATTAATATTTTTGTTACAGCTTGGGAGACTACACAAGAACTAACATTAGAGACTGGTCAAATTATTACGCAATATGTACCAGATATTCGTAAGCAAGTATTGAGCCAGACACTGGGACTCACAGATATTGTCGGTCGTGTGCAAGTAAATCCAAAAACTGGTGGTCACGGTATTCTTTTAGAAGGCAGTGATGGTTTATATGCTAAAAATCGCTTAGATAACAGGAAAGTGATTGAAGCCAGTAAACTATTCGATTTTGGAGACGTAGAGCATGAAACTACGTGATTATCAAGAAGAACTGGTTACTAACATCAAGCAATCAATTCTTAAAGGTAATCGTTCGATAATTGTTCAGTCTCCTCCTCGCAGTGGAAAGACGGTCGTAATGGCGCACATTGCTAAAGGCGCAACTGACAAAGGTAATAAAGTTTTGTTTTTCAGTCATCGCAAAGAGATAAATGAACAAGTCAAAAATACATTTAAATTGAATGGTGTTAATTTGAATCTAGTCACAATCGATGGTGTCCAAACTCTAGTAAGAAAATTAGATAAGCTCGATAAGCCAGAGATTATTTTAATCGATGAAGCACATCACAGTAAAGCAAATTCATATATCAAAATTATTAATCACTTTCCAAATGCTTTAAAATTACTTTTTACTGGAACACCGGTTAGATTAAATGGCGATGGGTTTGATGATATAGCAGACAATTTAATATTAGGCAAAACAGTAAAGTGGTTACAAGAGCACGGAAACATCGCACCATTTAAATATTACGCACCGTCAATGATTGATACTTCGAAATTAAAAAAACGAGGCGGAGAATTTACAAAAGACTCGATAGATGAATCCATGAAATCTGTTATTTATGGTGATGTCATAAAGCACTACAAAGAATTAGCAGACGGAAAACAAGCAATTGTGTACACACATAACATTAAGAGTGCCGAACAAGTAGCTGATGAATTCAATCGAAATGGGTATAAAGCAATTGCAATCAGTGGTAAAACACATAAATCAGAACGTAACAGTGCTATGCAGGAATTCAGAGATGGAAAACTTACAATCATGGTTAATTGTGAACTATTTACTGAAGGTATAGATTTACCAAATGTCGATGTTTGCATTATGTTACGACCAACACAGTCATTGTCACTATACTTACAATTTGCAATGAGACCACTAAATCCACGTAAAGATAAAACCGCAATCATTATTGATCATGTAGCAAATGTTGAACGATTTGGGCTTCCGAACATGGATAGAGATTGGACACTTTCTGGTACTGAAACAAAGAAACAGAAAGCAAAAATTGGAGAACCAACAACACGAACGTGTGATATGTGCTTCGCTACTTATTGGAGTGTAGAACGCCTCTGTCCATTGTGTGGCCATCAGAATGAAATAACTGAACGAGAATTAGAAGAAATCAAGGAGGCAAGACTTGAAGAAATAAAAGAAGAAAAGCAGTTAAGACTAACTGCAAAAGTTAAAAAATACAGGAAACCTTCCGACTGTCAAAATATGGAAGAACTAACAGAATACCGTAAGCAACGAGGATATAAGCCGGGGTGGCAATATCACGTTGCTAAAGAACTTAAATTTATTTATTAAAAGGAGAACAACAATATGTTTACAATCGATTATTCACAAGCACAAGAATTTGCAACAATCACAGACGGAACTTACGAAGTAGTAGTTAAATCGGCGAAACCAGACGCAAGTAAAGGTGGAACAGATTTTATGAATATTCAATTCAAAATTCGTGATGACTTTGACCAAAAATTTAAAAATAATCTCATTTTCCATAAGATTTGGGTGAATAAAGAAACACAACAATATAACGCCAATCAAATTAATACTCTTGCGAAAACCGCTCAGTTACCTGACGGCGCTAAGTATGCTGGTGTTGAAGAATTCTTAAACGCTCTTGTAGGAAAACACCTAAAAGTAACTGTCCGTAATGAAAAATCAGAATACAACGGTAATACTTACGAAAACCTAAATGTTAAAAAACTTGAAAAATCAGCAATCATGGCACCTGCACAATCAGCACCAATCGACATCACAGAAGATGGCCTGCCATTCTAAGATATGGTACAGATGATTGATTACGCACTCAATTATCTAAAAATGGGCTACAACGTAATACCAATTTCGAAGACTGGTAAAACGCCCTTAGTCGCTTTTGCTGATAAACCACGCTTAACAGAGAATGATTTAAAACGAATTTGGAGAGATAATCCAGACGCTAACATAGCACTTCGGACAGATTCATTCTTTGTTATTGATGTGGACATGCATGGAGATGTTAACGGGTTAGAAAATTTAAGAAATTGGGAACACGCAAGATTGATTCCAAAGACCTTGCAAGCTACTACACCGAGCGGTGGAAGGCATATCTACCTTAAAAAAATACCTGAAATGTCAATAAGTCAAAATATAGGAATGATTGAGGGTGTTGATATTAAGGCACATGTTAACAATTACATACTTGTACCGCCATCTAGCAATTCAAAAGGTGCGTATGAGTGGGATATGGTTAGGTCTCCTGCTGATGGAAGTATTACGGAAGCACCTATTGAATTGGTAAAAGAGTTGCAAAAAATGAAACCAGTTGAGCCAAAATATGATTTTTCAAATTTTACTTACACGGGAAGTAATAAAACCGCAAAGTTATTCGAAACAATTATTACTGGTTTTGGCGATACGGGCGGTAGGAATAATGCGCTTGCAGAATTTGTCGGAGGATTACTATTAAGAAATGTTGATATTGAGATAGCTTATCACTTAGCTAAGCTATCAAACAGTAACACAAGTGATCCATTAAGCGACAAAGAATTCGAAAGGACATTTAAAAGTATGTTAGACAAGGAGATGAGGCGAAGAGGTGATTGATTTTGATTATTACAGAGAAAAATTTTCGGAAGAAGGTTTAAAGCCTAGTAAGCCGAACAGTTGGAAAGCGATAAAAGCAAAAGCAATAAAATATCGTAACGATTGGTTAGAAAACGTTAAGGAAAATTCAGACGGTAAAAATTATCCAAAGAATTTGAATGAAATTGCAGTAGCAACAGGAATGAATGAATTGCTTCATGTTATCACGCTCGATAATGGTAAGGTAGCCATCTACGATCCAGAGAGTGGTTATTACCAGAAGGACTATAAATACGCTTATAAAATCATTCATTTATTGCAACCAACATTCAACGAAACCAAAGCTCGCAACGTTTTATTTTTACTTTCCAGTATGGACAGAGAATACACTTACAATGGTATGCGCGTGGACTTCGAACCCGAATACCGTGACATCAGACGTTTTATTCTAGTTAAAAATGGAATCTACGACAAACGAAAACGTGAACTCCTTCCATTCGATTATAAATTTATCAATTTCAGCACTATTGAAACTAAGCTAGTTCCAAATGCAAAACCACCCGTCATTGGCGAGTGGCAGGTGGATGAATGGTTATTAGATTTAATGAGCGGTGACAAAGAATTAGTTAATCTGTTATGGCAAGTAATTTCAGCATCATTGAATGGTAATTATTCTTACCGCAAATCAATCTGGTTTATTGGTAATGGTAATGATGGTAAAGGTACTTTTCAACAAATGATTAGTAACTTAGTCGGATTTAAAAACGTAGCACCGTTAAAAATTAACCAATTTTCAGAACGTTTTGGTTTAGCAATTATTGAAGGTAAAACAGTCATCATAGGTGATGATGTGCAGGCTGGTATTTATGTTGACGAATCATCGAATTTTAATTCGGTCGTTACTGGTGAACCAGTCAGCATTGAGAAAAAAGGCGAAAACCCCTATATGGCTATATTTAAAAAAACAGTTATCCAATCTACCAATGCTATGCCTTCGTTTAAAAACAAATCAAATGGTACATACAGACGAATTATCATTATTCCATTTAAAAAAACATTTAGTAGTAAAGATGATGACTGGAATATTAAAGATGATTATATCAACAGACCAGAAGTCTTAGAATACGTTTTATGGAAAGCTATCAATTTAAACTTTGATAGGTTTAGTGAACCAAAAGCGACACAGGAACACATGAAAGAGTTTAAAGAAAGTAATAACACAATTCTTAAATTTTTAAATGAATATTTAGAAGACATTGAATCTACAAGAATACCAACTAAGTTTTTATGGGTATTGTACCAACAATGGTGCAAAGAAAATAATAATCAACTACCTAAAAAAAGTAGTTTTGATAAAGAACTAGATTCTTGTTTACCAGAAGGCTGGATTAAAGAAAAGCAAAAACCACTAGATTACTTTAGACCATCTATTGATAAACCAGACTATTATATTGATGGATCGTTTAAATGGTCTGAAGAAATGAAGAAAAGAACAGCAGTATTAATTAGAAAAGTTACTGCGTTACCATAAGTTACCACAACCAAGAACCGTGAAAAGCTTAGAGTGACAACGATTCTAATTATTATGGTTACTAAGTTACTATATATTTACTATATTAAATAAAATAAATATAAATATAAATATATATAGAGAGAGTGTGGGAAAATGGTGTAACTTGGTAACTAAAACAGTGAAACCTCTTGGGAGAGTAAGAGTTTCACTGTTCCTTTAGTGGTAACTCAAGAAGTGACTAAGTAACTATTAGGAGAACTATGACAACAGAATCTTTAATACAAAATCAAATCAGAGTTGGACTATCAAAAGCAGGTCACACAGTGTTTCGAATTAACGTTGGTAAAGTCAAAATGCAAAATGGGCGTTGGTTTGAAACTGGTGTGCCTAAAGGATATTGTGATTTATCGGGATTTAGAAAGGGAGATGCGAAAGCATTCTTCATCGAAGTAAAAAACGAAACAGGTCGAGTAAGACCAGAACAAAAAAAATTTATGGAGGTAATGGCATCAAGAGGGGCACTAGTTGGTGTTGCTAGGTCTGTAGAGGATGCACTAGAGATTGTCAATGAACGAACTAACGGATAAATTTTATAGTATCTTTGACGGAAGTATTTTGAGACGTGTCAAAGAGTTAAATCTAGATGATAAAACATCAGAACGCTTAAGACTAAATATCTCAAATAACAAGCGTAGAAATATACTGCCAAGGCCTTACGTAATCGAAGCATTTAAAGATTATTTTGATAAAGACACTTATGTACAGATGTATCTCAAATCATATCGTGAGTATCACGATCCAAATGACCATGAAACAGAACTTTTTTGTAAAACTAAAAAGAGCGCACAAAGATACTAAGTTAGAGCATTACAAGCAGACTAAACGTCTGATATATGCAGCTATGAGTTTTTAGAGGTATAACACATGACAGATAAAATTAACGCAGAAACTATGCAAGTAGCATATAACGAAAACTATCAAACATTTTTAGCCAAAAACGCAGATTACGGAAATTCTTTCGAGAAGTCTCTAAACGACTTCGGATACATCGCTGGTATCGTTCGTATAGGCGATAAATACAACAGACTATATAATCTTATAAGCAGCGACAAAAACGTCTCAGAAAGCCTGTCAGACACGTTAAACGACATGGCTAATTATTGCGTGATGTTAGAGGTTTGGTTGGAGGTTAAGGATGATACCAAAATTTAGAGTGTGGGATAAAGTAACGCAAGCTATGGGCGTGGTTGAAGCAATAGATTACGTCGATAACAAAATATACACCTTTTATCGGAAAGTTGTCCGTAGATATATCCCTTTCGAGGAAGCTGTGTTAATGCAATCAACAGGCCTAAAAGATAAAAACGGCATTGAGGTGTTTGATGGGGATATCGTTAAGTGTTGCAGACTTTTTAACGACTCTTTGTCTGAGTACGTAGGACAAGTAAAATTTGTAGATTTTGGTTGGAACATAGTTGATAAAGCAGATACACACGATCCATTTTACAACTACAAAGACGGGTGTCCAGACGAAATTCGGGAAATCGAAAATATCGGAAATATACACGAAAATCCAGAATTACTAGAAAGGTTAGAAGGATGATTGAAGAACAAGAAATACTTGACTGCATTACGCAGGACACAAAAGCAGCTTAAACGTGCTAGTGATGATAGAGCTAGACAGACAAAACGGATTGCTGAGCTGACTGGAAATGGGGGATAGGGTATGATTGACGAAATTTTAAAAAGACTTAATAAAGAATTTGACAATGATCTGGATAACTACGGACAAGAAAGCTACGCTGGTTATATGGCTGCAATAGGTGTAGCAATTGAAATTGTTGAAGAAGTTAAGCGAGGTAGCAAATGAATATTGAAGAAGCGAAGAAATTGATAGACAAACAGTCTATTGGTAAAGGTGGTGTCGGCGACATTCCAGTAGTGAAAACACATATTGTAAAAGTATTACTCGACCAACTCATTCAACCAAAACCAGAAGTACCACAAATGATAGCTGATGTTATTGAAAGCTTTGACGAAGATGTGAATTATTTGCACGAACATATGAGTTATCAGTCTGATGAAGTTAGAGAGTGGCTAACTCACAATGAACGTGAGTTTTATGAAGCTTGGCTAGCTTATCCAAATATCACAGTCGAAAAAGAAAATCTGTATACTGTTGAGATACCTAATCCGAATGAAAGACAGTTAAGTTTTGTGCTGATGAGACAGCTTAGCGGAAATGTAAGTATCAAAGTTATGCATAGAGATAACTTAGACTTACTAAAGATAGATAACAATTTACAACTCACAGAATCCGAAATCCGCAAAGATTTTGACTGGGCTTGGCAGTTTAGAAAAGATGTAGAAAATGAATGAAAGAGAGTTAAATAAAAATTATGAATTATGATAAAAATAAAAATGATGCTAAAAAGAACTTTATTATAGCTTTAGTTCTATTGCCGTTCGGCTTAGTATTATCTGGATTTGTTATTAAATACGGTTGGAATAACATTTTATCAACAATTGATGGCGTACCATCTATCAATTTACCGCAAGCTGTAGGAATCAATGTGTTAATTAGTCCTTTTGCTTCTAAAAAAAATACAGATGAAGATTTTGCTACAGTGATTGCAAGAGCGTTTATTTCTCCGCTAGTCGTATTGTTATTGCTTTGGATAGTGACTTTGTTTATGTAATATCTTGAGGTAACAGAATGAATGAAGAATTAGGAGTGTTGGTAAATCCCAAACGTGCGTATTATGTAGGAAATAATCGGGACGGATTACCAGTATACACAGTCAACACCGAATATGCACACAAATGCACACGCAAAGAAGCAGAACAGTTTCCGCAGTTTAGATGGGTGAGTTTGGAGGAGTTGAGATGACATATTTAAAAAAATTATTTGAAGCCGTTAAATTTCTCAACTCTATGGAAAAACAGAACAAAAAAATAATGATTACTTTCCATAATAAAAAAGTTCATTTTTACGAGTTAGAAGAAATTACAGAGTCTTCGAGTGGTACTGTTGAAGCTAAAGCGAAAATGCTTAGTTTATGGGGAAAGATTAAATTATGAAAGAAAAAACAATTTTTATATCAAAAAAATATGCAAATGACTTTAACAATGACAAATATAATTTGTCCTCTGGCTATTATTTTAGAAATGGTAAAAAACATGATATTGCTATTGTAAAATATGGTGAAAAAGATTATTTAAAAAATACTGATTTAGCATATGTTGTATGCGATAAAATCGTTGACGCAGACTCTATAGGCTTCGTTTATCATGGTGAATATGAAACTTGGCATTTTAAACTATTAAACACAGAAGCAAATTAAAGTCCCACGCAAGCGCCTAAGAGCCTGTAATGGCTCTGTGGGTCTACGAGCTGGAATACTCGTTAAACTTACCCTGGAAGCTTTCTGTAAGTATTCAGCTGCGTAGCGTGGAATAATCGTTACGTAGTTATAGAGCGAAATTTTTAGAAAGGGAAATATCCTCCGACATTTTTTTCATAAAAATCTAAAGTCTGTTATCGCTCACAGATGATTATACAAGCGTAATGCTGCAAATAAAGTGCTGACGCAAAACTAAAAATTTAATACTCGACAATTTAACAACAAAAATAAGTCAGCAGAGAAAAGAAAGGAGAACAATAAAAAAGCCAGCTCACGTAAGCCAGCTCCAATATATTTGTCTACTAATATTATATCATAAGGAGTATCTTGATGGGTCGAAATCAGACAAAAGCTGAACTAATGCTAAAAAGGTTGAAAGGTCTCAAGCTATCAATAAGAGAACTTGAAAAAGAAATGAATTGCAGTAATATCTTGATAACCAGTTCGCAGTTTTCCGATATGAAGGTTTCGGGAGGTATTAGACAATCGCAAGAAGATAAGAATATTGCGATTATATCTCAAAACGAATGGTATCTTGATAAGATATCTGAATTGCAAAAAGAAAAGACAAAGTTGTTAGACAACATATATAAGCTTGATGATATCGGGCAGATTAATGTGTTAATCGCTGCATATCTTACTTATGACACGTTTGAAGAAGCTTGGGACGGACTGAATATCAGCGGTTCTACATTTTATAGCATTAAACGCAAAGCGATTATTAAATTAAATGAAGTAATTAGTAAATAAAAACAGATTATAGTATTAATTCGTAGCGAATTACAGCTCATTAAAGTAATCGTTGTGCTATTATAGTATTATCGAAATAGCGAGAAGAGATAAACATTTTGCCATTAGACTTTTTATTTAGTTATCAACTTTAACTACTATCGAACTTGCTATTTTATGTATGTGGGACATGGATCGGAGTTTTAACCGTTTTTTTGTGTAGACCTAGTGGTATTAATCACGTTCGATTCGTGATGGGTCTATAGGCTTACTTTAAAAATAAGCACTGGTATCTCTACGGGGACCTTTGCGCCAAGTAAGACTAAACCGTTGGAACATGAACCGTGATTGGAAAACGGTAGAGGTAGCGCCTTGATAATTGGATTGTCGACGGTCTGATTATATGTGTCGGTTCGATTCCGACTGTTCCTATAATTAAAATAAAAGAGGTAACGAAATGGAAACTGTAAAATCAAAACAATATAAACAAGTAGACTTTATTCAATCCGTTTATGCAAAGCAGTCACCAGCATTTAGAAAAGGTTATGAGTTAGATAAGAAATTGGAAGAACCAATTAGTCATTAGTCATCACATTGTGGTGGCTTTTTATTATGCAAAAAGAACCACAACGGTGGCTCTTATGCTTGTAATTTTAATTCAAGTGCTTCAGTAAGGACTTGAGAAAAGTTGAGGTTTTTATCTTCGGCTGCGTTGTTCAACCACTCAGGAATAGTCACGTTTTTGCGTACCTTCTTAGAGTGATATTTTTTCATGTAGGCAATCATATCAATGCCAATTAAAGCAATATCAGAACCAAGATACTGTTCTTTTAAATCAGAAACGGAGCTCGCCTTTGGATAGTCAGTATAATCCTCAAGGGCAAAACCTAAGACTTCGACAGCCATTTCGTAAGCTTCTTGAAAGTCTTCACCTTGAGTGATTGCTTCAGGGACATCTGGAAATGTAACCATGATATAATCTGAGTCTTGTGTAAATATAGCTGGATAAACTAACATAATGATTCTCCTTTGATTATTGTGAGATAAGCAAGTCATCTTGTCAAGCGGATTATTTCAAACCCGCTTGTTTTAAGATGGTATCTTCAAGACCCTTACCAAGGTCTTTATTGTGCATTGGAACGATTGTTTGGTGTCCTAAATCATCACGAAGTTTTTTATGACTACCGTTTTGACTAATTTCATAAAACCCGTTCTTTTTAAGCAATTTAATCATTTGCTTAGGGGTCATTGGCATATTGCTTACCTCACTTTCTATACTTATATTATACACATAAAAGACATGTTTGTCAAGTAAAATACGCATAAAATACTTATTTTTTATTGGAGGTCAGGCAATGAGACCACAGAAGCTAACTATTTCTAGAGGCAGACGAACGACTGTTGACTATGATGATAGATCAGCAGAGTATAGAGACTACAATCGTAATCGTTGGAAGTATGACAAGAAGACTAAGCAGTTCTACAACTCTAAGATTTGGAGAGAGACAAGCAAACAAGTCTTGTTGCAGAGTGATTATGTCTGTGCTATGTGTGGAGGAGAAGCAACTATGACTGACCACATTATCTCAGTTAAGAAAGATTGGAGTAAAAGGTTAGACTGGAACAACCTACAAGCGAGCTGTAAAACGTGTAATGACAGTAAAGCGATAAGAGAAAGATGTAAAAATAATTAATTGGAAAACGTGCGTAAAAATTAACAACAGCACGTTAATGTTCGGAAAATACCCCGCTTGTTTTTGAACGGGGCTACATTGTTCGGAAACTTAAGAACGCGCCCTTTTCCGTGCAAAATATTCCCTTTTTGAAATTTTTGAACTGTCAATTTTCGTGTAAAGGAGGTAACTTTGGGAAGAAAATTAAAGGTGGTTGAAACAACAAAAAAACACCTCACAAAAGAAGAAAAAATAGCAAGAGAAACCGCGCAGAATAAGGCTTCTGACGGACTTGATAAATTACAAATAACGCCCCCTCGGCATCTCAATGAGGTGGCTAGAGCGGAATATCGTAGAATCATAAATGACCTCCAGACCCTACCCGTAAGAAACCTCGATAGAGGCCTTCTAGAACTCTATTGTTCTTGGTATGCAATCTATAAAGAGACAACCAAGAAATTAGATGAAATTGGTTATTTTACAAACGACCCGGATAAAGGGTTGATTCCAAGTCCGCTCATTTTAACATTGGAAAAAGCTACTGCGAATATCAGAAGTAGCGCTAGTCAATTAGGGCTGACAGTAGATAGTCGTATGAAGATGTTTATACCTAAAGAAGAAGAAAAACAAAAAAGTATATTTGATAAATTTGGCGGTTAGTTAGAAAGGAGGTCATGACAATAGAATACGATTATTCAGCAATTAGCGACATTTATAAAGATGACACTTTTTATTATGCAAAAAAGATTGTTGATGAAGAGATTAAAGCAAGCAAGAAAGTGTTTAAGGCTTGTTTAAGACATTTGAATGACCTCAAACGTATAGAAGATGAAGATTTTAAATTCATCTACTTGCCACAAAAAGCATCTGATCCAATTAATTTCATTGAGATTTTACCAGACGTCAAAACAGGAAAACCTTATCCATTAGCAATGTTCCAAAAATTTATTATTGGGAATTTATATGGATGGCGGAAGAAAACAGACCATTCCTTAAGACGTTTTAGAAAAGCTATGATTTCTGTTGCTCGTAAAAATGGTAAAACCATTCTTATAGCTGGTATATTGCTTTATGAATTTTTGTTTGGTCACAATCCGTCTATGAGTAGGCAATTGTTTTGTACAGCGAACGACCGCACGCAAGCTAAAATAGCTTGGGATATGGCAAAAAAGCAGTTAGCTTCCTTAAGAGCAAAGGATGCCGATGTCAGAAAAGCTACAAAGATTGTCCGTGATGAACTAAAAAACTTACATGATGAATCTTATATAAGGGCGCTTAGTCGTGATACTGGCGCAGTTGATGGATTTGAACCGTACGTTGGAGTGTTGGATGAGTTCGCAGCGTCAAAGACAAACGAAATGTTAGAACTATTGGAATCTGGTCAAGGACAGTTGGATAATCCGTTTATCTTAATCATTTCAACGGCTGGTATGGATTTGAATGTTCCGATGCACACAATTGAGTATCCATACATTACTAAAATACTAGACGGAGAAATCACAGACGAGGGCTATTTTGGCTATGTCGCAGAGCAAGACAACGAGGAGGAAATTAAAGATGAAACGAATTGGATAAAATCTAATCCAATTCTCGAAGTCGATACTCTACATGATAAGTTGATGGACTATCTAAGAACTCGTCGTAAGGTATCTCTAGAGACTGGAGAAGTCAACAAAGTGTTGATCAAAAACTTCAATATGTGGCGTCAATCCAGCGAAGAATCATATATAGATAAACAGTCGTGGGAGCTTGCTAAGATTGATAAGCCAGACACATACAAGCGTAGGGTTTGGCTAGGTGTTGACGTTGGGCGTGTAAGTGACTTGTTTGCCATTAGTCCTGTTGTTATGATGGATGATTATTGGTATGTTGATAGTTTTTCATTTGTAGCTACAAAGTATGGCTTAACTGCCAAAGAAAAGCGAGATGGTGTATCTTATAGCAATCTAGAACGTCAAGGATATTGCGAAATAACAACCCTTGAGAGCGGGGTTATAGATGATGAACGGGTTTTGGAAAAAATAGAGGAGTTAATCTATATAAACGAATGGGAAGTACATGGGATTTGCTTTGACCCATACCAATTCGGAACACTACTTACAATGATTGAAAAAAGACATCCGGAATGGCCTCTAATAGAAGTTTCGCAAACGACAATGGTGTTAAACATGCCGACAAAACAATTTCGTGACGACCTTAAAAAAGGCAAAATAAAGCATTCTGGCAATCCACTATTGACCATGGCTGCTAACAACGCTTATATTAAAACCGATAACAATGGCATGAGGATTGACAAGAACAAGAATAGCAACAAGATTGACCCGCTAGACGCAGTTCTTGACGGTTATGCTGTATGTTACCTAGAACCATTTGACGGTTCTGGCTACTGGACAAGCGAGAAAATTTTAGGAGGAGAGACGCTATTTTGATTGGTTTTATTTTAAAAAACATACATACATTGATCTTGCTGGTAGGTTTGGGACTGTTGATATACGGTCTTTTTTTATTTGGTGATAAGGTTGGTTTTATTGCCAGCGGAATTATATTAGTTATTTTAGCTATCTATGTAGATAGTGTAGGGGGAAGAAAATGAACAAACGTATTAAGAAAAAACGCAAACTAGAACACTATATCGCTTCACTCATCGCAGAAAACGTTATGTTTTCAAAGGAATTAATCAAACAACATGAACGGATTGAACAACTTGAAAAAATTGTAGAGCATAACGCACAAGCGACTAACAATGAACTTAGTCGCATCAAAAAACACTCAAAGAAAAAATGGAAAAATAACGTCACCTTACCTATAGAAAGGAGGTGAGAATCTATGAGTTTTTTTCAACCTTTGGGAACTTCAAAGGTATCGTATGACGATTATATAGCGTCAGTCTTAGCTGGTGACGTCTCACAGCAGTATCTAGGTGTATCAGCCTTAAAAAATAGCGATGTCTTGACAGCTACGTCTATTATAGCTGGTGATATAGCTCGTTTTCCGCTCGTTAAAAAGGATATAAACGGGGATATTATCCACGATGAGGATATTAACTACCTATTAAATGTAAAGTCCACAAACAACGCAAGTGCTAGGACATGGAAGTTTGCCATGGCTGTTAATGCAATTTTAACAGGTAATTCGTTTTCTCGTATCTTGCGAGACCCTAAAACTGGTCAAGCTTTACAATTTCAGTTTTATAGACCGTCTGAAACTACTGTTGAAGAAACAGAAAACCACGAAATCATCTATACATTTACGGATACTTTGACTGCTAAAGAGATAAAATGTTTTGCACACGATGTTATTCACTGGAAATTCTTCAGCCATGACACAATACTCGGAAGGTCTCCGCTATTATCGCTAGGCGATGAGATAGACTTACAAACGGGTGGTATCAATACCTTAATTAAATTCTTCAAAGATGGTTTTTCTGGTGGTATCTTAACTATGAAAGGTGCTCAATTAAGTGGAGAAGCGCGTCAAAGAGCAAGACAAGACTTTGAGAAAATGCGTGAGGGATCTGTTGGAGGGAGTCCACTAGTTTTTGACAGCACAATGGAATATACGCCACTTGAAATTGATACTAACGTATTGCAATTAATCACAAGTAATAACTTTAGTACGGCTCAAATAGCAAAAGCGTTGCGCGTGCCAAGTTATAAGTTGGGCGTAAACAGTCCTAATCAGTCTGTAGCGCAATTAATGGAAGATTACGTAACAAATGACTTGCCATTCTATTTTGACGCTATAACGAGCGAAATAGGGCTTAAAACGCTTAACGATGGAGACAGGCGACTGTATCATGTTGAATTCGATACACGAAGCGTCACGGGTCGCAATGTCGATGAAATTGTCAAATTGGTTAATAACCAAATTTTGACACCTAATCAAGGATTGGTTGAACTTGGTAAGCAAAAATCAAAAGACCCTAACATGGATAGGTACCAGTCTAGTCTCAATTACGTGTTCTTGGATAAAAAAGAAGAATATCAAGATCAAGTTGGAGTCAAAGGGAAAAGGGGTGAGGTAAATGCCAAAGAAAATAAACCTTAAAGGTCCACTAATTGCTAATAATTCACAAGAAGTCTATGACTATTATGGCATGGAGGCTGTTAGTGCTAAAAGCATTATTGACAAATTGCCAGAAGATAATAGCGACATTATCTTGGAAGTTAATTCAAATGGTGGTCTCGTTACTGTTGGTAGCGAAATATATACCGCTCTGCGAAATTACAAAGGGAAAGTAACCGCAGAAATCACAGGAATGGCTGCGAGTGCAGCGTCTGTTGCAGTGATGGGGGCTGATAAAGTCGTCATGAGCCCAACGGCTCAAATGATGGTACATAAAGCTTTGTTTAATTGGGTTTCTGGTAATAGCGACGACTTGGACAAAGCTTCTAGCGCTCTTAAATCAAGCGATAAAGCCATTGTTAATGCTTATGTTGCAAAAACAGGTAAATCAGAAGATGAAATCATGCAATTAATGCGGAATGAAACTTTTATGTCAGCACAAGATGCTGTTGAGAGCGGATTTGCAGATGAAGTGATGTCGTTTGAAGCTATAGCAAGCATTGACAATCAAATGTTGCCACAAGCGGTTATTGATGACTATTACGCAAGCAGAAGCAAACGTAAGCAAGAGATTAATAACATGTTGCTAGAAATCGAAAAAGAAGAAATTTTACAAGGGCTATAAGCTCTTTTTATTGGAGGAAGAAAATGTTTGACGAAAAAATCGAAGAAATTAAAGCGGATATCACTGAATTAAACAAAGTGATTGCTGCTAAAACCGCAGAAGTCAAAGCTGCTTTAGAATCAGATGACTTAGAAACTGCTCGTTCTGTTAAAGCAGAGGTAGAAGCTACTAAAGCGAAATTAGTTGAATCAGAAAACGACTTGAAATTATATGAGTCTAGCGTTGAAGTTGGTGGTGCTGAAAATATTGGAGGAAAAGAAGTGACACAAGAGGAAAAAACATATCGCGAAAGTGTGAATGATTTCATTCGTTCGAAAGGTAAAATCGTAAACGATTCTTTACGTTTTGAAGGCAAAGATGAGGTACTTATGCCTATTAATGAGACAACCCCCGTAGAACCTAAAAAAGACGGTGTTAAGAAAACAGATGTAAAACCTGTCTCTAGTGAAGAAATCCTTTACACACCAGCTCGTGAAGTTAAGACAGTTGTTGATTTGAAACAATTCACAAGCATCCACCAAGCTAAAAAAGCATCTGGGAAATGGCCAGTTTTGCAACGTGCGACTGAAAAAATGGTTAGCGTTGAAGAATTAGAAAAAAATCCAAAACTAGGTAAGCCACAATTCACAAACGTCGCATGGGAAATTAAAACTTACCGCGGAGCTATCCCGTTGTCTCAAGAATCAATTGACGATGCAGACGTAGACTTGGTTGGTATTGTTGCTGAGACAATCGGTCAAATGAAAGTTAATACAACAAACGACGCTATCGCAACAGTTCTCAAGGAATTTGAAGCTAAGACAGTAAAAAACTTGGATGAAATCAAGAAGCTTCTCAACGTTGAATTAGATCCTGCTTACAATGTGTCATTTATTGTATCTCAAAGCTTTTATCAAACAATGGATACATTAAAAGATAAGAATGGTCGTTACCTACTTCAAGATTCAATCACTTCTGTTTCTGGGAAAGTATTCCTCGGAAAACCTGTTTTTGTGCTAGCTGATGAGGTTTTAGGTAAAGATACAGCATTTGTCGGAGATTTCAAACGTGGTGTATTATTCGCCGACCGCAAAGACCTTGGACTTCGTTGGGCAGATAACGAAATCTACGGTCAATACTTGCAAGCAGTTCTTCGCTTTGGCGTTTCAAAAGTTGATGACAAAGCTGGCTACTATGTGACATTCAAACCAGAACAATTGCCCTCATAAGGCCACTCAGGGAGTGGCGCAACCAGAAGTAAGCAGTGCTACAGTTGTTGGTAAACCAACCAAAGACAGCACCATTGAAGATATTAAAAAATATCTAACAAGCCAAAATATTGACTTTAGCGGTAAGACGCTAAAAGCAGACTTGTTAAAACTGGCTGGCGTTGAAGAGGTATAGTTATGACTGTATCTAAAGAGCTGCTAGATAGTGTGAAACTCTATTGTAAGATAGATTTTGATTTTGAAGATGACATTATTGAGGAAATGATTGAATCTGCTCAAGAACAAATTTGTTTTGCAATAGATGATGGGTCAACTCCTGAAATGTTTGAAGGTCACGCTAAATTTGCGTTAGCTGTAAAAAAACAGGTTAAGGAGGAATACGATCACCGTGGTCTATCTGCGGATAGTAATCGCTATCCGCTTGCTAACGGTGTTCTGAACATTATCCACCAACTCAGACTGAGGGGTGGTGACGCATGATAACGCGGAAGATGAATGTTAGAATTACTATCTTTAACCAAACAGGCGGACAAAACGAAGATGGTGAAGTTGTAGACAACATTCGTGAAGATTTGTATACCTGTTGGGCGGAAGTTATAAAAACGCAACTGAGAGATTTTAATTATCAATCGAAATTTCAAAATGCAAGTGATTTGCCTACAAACAAAGATACAAAAACGTTTTTAATCAGATACAATCCTAAATTGTCTATCGATAACACTATGTTTGTCGATTTTAACAAACGTATATATAAGATTGACAAAATTGAATTGGACGAGTCTGGTAAAGATATTACTATGATTAGCGGGGTTAGCATGTCATGACAAAAGGACTTGATGGTATTTTGGATAATCTTACTAAACTTGAGGTTAAAGCGCCTAACGCTGCGAAAGGAGCGGTTACGCAGGTTGCTGAGGAGTTCGAAAAGGCTTTGTCTAGAAATACACCAATAGATTATTCAGTTCATGATACTAAATTGAAATATGATACTACGACAAGTGGTTTCAAAGGAGCTAACGTCGGCATTATATCAAAAGATATCGGTTACGGTCGAAAGACTGGTTGGCGCGCTCATTTCCCGAATAGTGGGACAATCTATCAAAAAGGACAAGACTTTGAGGAAAAGACTATCAATGAGATGACGCCGAGAGCAAGAGAAATTTACGCTCAAAAAGTTAAGGAGGGACTTGGGCTTTGATTGCTGAGACAACAGCTTATAAATTATTAAAAAACGATAGGACATTGAACGAGTTGTTGGATAAGCTCAGAGGTGGTCCTTTTAAAAATGGGTTTGAACAAGGTATTTTTACTTACGATATACCAGACAACCCAATTGATGTACAAAAAGTAGAGCTAGCCCCATTTATGCGCATAAATACGACGTACGATGGACCATCCCTATATGCGGATGATGATATGGTTAGCAATGAACAACGTATTACAATCAATTTTTGGTGTAAAACGGCTTCTCAGTCTGACCAGATTGCGAAGTGTATAGACGATGTTTTAAAAAAAGGCGGTTTTGAAAGATATACCGCGAATGAAAAGCCAAGATACAAAGATAGCGATATTGACTTACTAATGAATGTAAGGAAATACCGCTATTTTGATTTTTATTAAGAAAAGAGGAACTAAATGGGAAAAGTAAAATTTGGACTACGTGATTTCCAGTATGCAGTGCTTGGAGATGATGACAAAGTAAAAGAAAAAAAAGATGGCGTCAAGTCATTGCCTGGGATGAAAGCAGCGAAACTTGATATTACCAACGAGTTAGTGACAGTTTTGGCAGATGATGGACCGTATGTTGTTTTATCTGGCGGTATTACGGAAACTAAATTAGAAATTGAGGTGTTAGATTTGACGTCCGAAGCTCGGCAAGCTTTCTTTGGTATAAAGGCAGAAAATGGTATTGAAAAATACAATAAATCGCTCACGCCTAACAATGTTGCTTGTATGTTTAGAACGAGTGATGAAAACGACAAAGCGATTTGGGTCGGCTTGCTAAAAGGTAAATTTAACATTCCTGGCATGGATACCAAAACAAAAGAAGGTGCGCCTAACCCAGAACCAGACAAAGTAACAGGTAACTTTGTTGCTCGTGGAACTGATGGTGATGTAGTTGTCATCGGTCGTGAAGGAGTGAATGGATTTGAGCTAAAAAAATTCAAAGAACTTGTGTTTGATGGCGCAACTGGATTGGAAAACTCAGTATCAAATTCCGCTTCAAGATTAGGATCGAGTGACCACAGCGCATTGTAGTATAAAAGGTTGGATTTAAATCCAGCCTTTTATTTTTTGATAAGGAGGGAAACATGTACGAAATTACACTAAAAAAAGGTGGTGTAGATAAGACTTTTTCAAAAGATTTTATCAATGTTGAAGATAATCTATTAGCAGTTGAACACCAAGTTAGACAAAGCGCTGTATTTAGCAGTGATGAACACCGCTTAGATGCAAAAGAGCATCGCAAATTAAACGAATCATACTTACAAATGTTTGTTGAAATGTACGGAAATCAATTTACTATCGATGACTTAAAACAGTCAGACATGACTGTTTTGGACAAATTGAATGATCTTTTTGTTGACGCTTTAGGCGGAGAAAAAGAGGAAGACGAAAAAAAGGAACGATAACTCCTCAAGAAGCTAAAGACAACCTGCTCTTGTGGATTCAAAGTTTACTAAAAAATGGGTATACCATTTTAGATATTAAAAAAATGCGCTTATCAGACATAGAGTTGATGGTAAAAGCGCTAGAAACTGATTTTGCTGAAAAAGAAGAAGTGGTTGAAACAACTTTAGACAAAGCGTTCCCATTCCTTTTCGGCTAGAAAGGAGAATTAATGGGGAATATAGGTGATTTAGTAGCGACTGCTACACTAGACATATCACCTTTTATGTCTAATACAAGAAATTTAAAAACTTATATGAAGACCTTAGATAACTCTCTAAAGGCTGTAGAAAATAGTTTTAATGGTCATGGTAGTAGAGTTAAAGGTTTAAAAGCTATCTACACAGAAACTGGCGGTGCATTAAAAAGTTATCAAGAATTACTAAAAAAACAATCTCAAAAATATAATGAGTTAAAAGAAAATATTGGCGATGTCAACAAGGCGACAGCAAGCCAAAAACAAGCACTTATTAATGCTAAGTCAGCGATGATGGAAACAGCTGCTAAAGTTTCAGAATTGCAAAGTAGGCTCAAAGCTTTAGGCGCTGAAACAAGTGTTTTTACTCGTTTTGGTAACGCTGCGGAGCAAGCTGGGAAAAAAATGAAGTCATTTGGCGATTCTGTATCTGGTGTTGGTGCTGCTTTTACAAAAGGAGTAACTGCACCAATTGTTGCTGGCGCTGGATATGCTCTTAAGGCTGCTGTTGATTATGAAGATGCTTTTGCTGGCGTCAAAAAGACAGTAGACGAAGTAAAAGACTCAAATGGTAAAGTTGTCTACTCTTACGATATGTTGTCCAAAGGAATTAGACAAATGGCTAAAGAGATACCAGCTTCTACAACTGAAATTTCTCACGTTGCTGAAGCAGCTGGTCAATTAGGTATCAAGACAAAGGATGTCTTAGGATTTACTCGTGTCATGATTGATATGGGGAAATCGACTAACTTATCATCAGAAGAAGCGGCAACTGCACTAGCTCGTTTTGCTAATATCACGCAGTTGGACCCATCAAAATACAGTAATCTAGGAAGTTCTATCGTTGAGTTAGGAAATAACTTTGCGACAACTGAAAAAGAAATTGTTGAAATGGGTCTTCGCTTAGCTGGCACTGGTAAAGTTGTAGGATTGACAGACCCTCAAATATTAGGTCTTGCAACTGCTATGAGTTCGGTTGGTATCGAGGCAGAGGCTGGTGGTTCGGCGTTTAGTCGTGTCATGCAAAAAATAAACACACAGGTTCTTTCTGGTGGAGAAGATTTATGGAAGTTTGCGAAAATAGCCGGCAAGTCTGCTGATGAATTCGCTGCGTCATGGAAGAAAAATCCACAAGAAGCGATTATTGATTTTGTAAAAGGTCTTAAACGCTTTAAAGAAGAAGGGAAAGACGTAACTGCTCACTTGCAAGACATGGATATCAATTCTGTACGTGAAATTGATACATTACAACGTTTGGCAGGAGCTGGCGACTTGCTAGGTGATGCTTTCAAGTCTGCTAATAAAGGTTTTAGCGAAAACAAAGCTTTAATGAACGAAGCGAACAAACGTTATGAAACGACAGCATCGAAATTACAAATGCTAAAAAATCAAGTTAATGATGTCGCTATTGAATTTGGTGGACCTCTTATTGATGCACTGCGTGACGGTTTAGAAGCTGGTAAACCTATTATTAAAGGCGTTGCAGACTTAGCAAAAGCATTTAGTTCTCTGGATAAAGAGCAACAACAACAAATCATAAAATGGGGACTAATTGCAGCAGCAACTGGACCCGCATTGTCAATCTTCGGCAAAGGCGTTGGCGTAATTGGTGGAACGATTCAAGGACTAGGAAAATTAAGCAAAACGTTAGGCACACTCTCCGGGAGTCTGGGAGCAGCAAAAACTGGAGCTGCTGCTTTAGGAGTTGGAGCGGAAGGTGCAACTACTGCATTAACTGGAATGAGTGGAGCGGCAGCATTGCTAGGGAATCCCGTAACTTGGGGTGTTGTGCTAGGAGGAGCTGCTGCGCTTGCTGTCGGATACTTTGCTCAAAAAGCCTACGAAGCGCACCAACGTACGCAAGAGTGGGGGACTAAAGTTAGTCAAGTACAAGCCAATGAACTGCAATCCTTTAAAGATAAGGTTGATCAAACAAATCAATCAATGGAAGGCTTTAGAGGGGGAGCTGAACAGGTTAACTCCGTGAAGACAGCGTTCCAAGGTTTAGTTGCTGAAATTGAAAAGCTAGAAAATAAAGATTTAAGCGAAAAAATCAAACTTGCAGAACAATTTGGTTTTAGCCAAGGTACGATGGACCAAATAAAAAAATCTAGCCGACAAACTGTAGAGAATGTTAAACAGATGTCTGATGAAGTTATCAATATCTATCAAAATGCTAGTAATGAACACAGAAGATTAACCGAAGAAGAAAAAGCTGTTGTATTAGCGAATCAAAACGAGCTTATCAATGTGCAACTGTCAAAATTGAACTACTCTGCTAAAGAGAAAAAAGCTATCGTAAAAGCAATGAATGGCGATTTAAATTCATTGAATAGCCAGCAATTAACCAAAGCTCTTGAAGTTACTGAAAAATGGATAAAAGCAGAAAATAAGTCATACAATAAACTCAAAAGTGGTCTTAAAAAAGTTTACGACTCTATAAAAGGTAATGACAAAGAGGCTGTCAAAACTCGCGAAGAGATACACAAGAAGCAACAACAACTTGAAGCAGACCATTACTTAAAAATGGAAGCTTACGGCAAGCGCTACGCTGCAATTCAAAAGAAATTGCTAAAAGGTACTGCTAAATATTTAGACCCTCAATTGCAACAAGCGATGGTTAATGATGTTAAAAAGCAAATGAAGGAGCTTGGTTTGTCTTACGAAGAGTTGATGACAAAGACAACCAAAGCGGCTTCAAAAGCGCAAGAAGTGAATACAATGTGGGCTAGAACCACTAAGAAATCTACAGAAGACCAAAAGCTTGCTAATTCGCAGTGGAACGGACTTGTCTGGAATCCCAAAACAGGTAAGTTAAAAACCAATGCTAAAGAGGAAGTAGCCAAGGCTCTTGAAGCGGAAGGTGGCTGGGACAGACTTAAGTTTATTGCTAAAAACGCAAACCTAGAAACAAACGCTCGGATAACCATGGCAGAAGTACTTGTAGAGACTGGCAAATGGGATACCCTTACTCCAGAAGAGAAAGAGTTAGTTGTTGATGGGCATCAAGGTATTCAAGCTATAGTAGAAAGTAAGCAACATTTAGAAATATGGAATAGTTTGCCAGAAGAAGTTAAGCGGATTTTAGGGGATAACAAAGACTTCCTGAATAAAAAAGGAGTTGCAACACGAACTCTTGAAAATTGGAATGCTTTAAAACCAGACGAAAAAAAATTACTCGCTAAAAACTTAACAAAAAAAGGGAAAGATGAAGCACAAAAAACGATCAATAGCTTAGTCGGAAAAGAAGTCAAAGTGACAGCGGCTAATAAAACATTGTCCGGAGTTAACAGCGCTCAAAGAACATTAAATAGTGTGCAAGATAAACATGTCACTATTTGGGCGTCAATCAAAAAAACTGCGAGTGACTTATGGAGCAAACTAACAGGATACGCTGTTGGTACAGACTACCACCCTGGTGGACTTGCGATGGTCAACGACCAAAAAGGTTCTTTATATAAAGAGTTAGTAACATTACCAAACGGACAATCTTTTATCCCAGATGGACGTGACGTTATCTTGCCACTCCCTCGTGGTTCGAAAGTCATGAAAGCAAGTGCTACTCGTGATTACATGTATGACTTAGGAATACCAAAATATGCAAACGGTATTGGTTTTGACAACACTAAGATTGCTAATATCACGCAACGAATGAGCGAACTTCCTAAAAACACAGTGACTTCAACAACAGATGATAAGTTGTATTGGATGATTGAGGAAATGATTGCAGTTTTAAAATCTACTAAAGATAACAGCGTTATTGAGCAAGCTTTAGACATTGCAGAACAAGCAATAGAGCGTCCAGTAGAACTTTACTTACAGGACGGTCAGTGGGTAGCTAAAGTTGCGGACCGCATTACAAATTATCAAACGCAACGAAATAGTCGCAATAATCGAATGAAAGGAATGCTAAATTGAAATTTATTTATGACGGTGTAGACATGTCTAAATTTTTTAGGATATCTCGTGTTGAGCGGTCTATAGGAAATGAACGAACATTGTCGTTGAATGAGACGTTTCAACTTGGTACAGCTATTCGTGGCATAAAGACGGGCGCTAAAATTATCAAAGTACATATAGAGCCACTAGAAATAAATGGCGTTTTAACCGAGCAATTAAAACATGAACTTGCTGGTGTGTTAAATGTTGACAAGCCTAAAAAAATGACGTTCGGAGATGAACCAGATAAGTACTATCTCGGGCTTGCACAAGGTGAGATTTCGACAGAAAAAGTAGCAAGGTGGTATCAGAGGGCTGTTATCACTTTTTACATACCCGACGGTGTTGCACACTCTATCACTTATAAAAAGTTTTCGGACTATACGCAAGAAGGCAACAAGCTTATTTTTAATTTGCAAAATGATGGTAATACTAACGCTTATCCAATAATCAAAATTAAACATAACTCTGAAAACGGTTATATCGGTATCGCAAATGAAACGGGCGCTTTTGCACTTGGATCATCGGAGGAAGAAGATGGGACTATCGTTCATCGCAACGAATCCCTTTTTGATTACTCAAAAGCTATTGCACAAGCTTTAGAAGGTGCGCCCAACGTCGCAAAACTCAACTATATGCCACCAACATTTGACTCGGAATTAAAGCGCATGCGCCTTGATAATATTTTAGGCTCTGGCAAAGGTGGAGAGTATGTAGCTATTGGTGCTAGAGGAACTACACCGGGTTACGGCGAGCATGTTGGAACACGGACATTTATTATTAATCCTGACTCAAACGGCGAATATACTCTCAATGAACACTTGTGGTGGAAACAGATTTTTATTGCTACCGCGCAGGATCAAAAAGGATTTTTAAAGCTTTGTGTGACAGGGGAAAACGATGAATTCCTCTACGGTATCGAAACTTACAAACGAAAAAATGGTTTTGAAACAGAATACAATTTTTTTGCTCTTGATGATGACGGTGTAGGCTGGAGATTTTACAAGCAGTTTGAATTTCAGGCAGATAGAAATTATCACAATCCTTTTTCGATGAATAGAAGCAGGGCGGTTGAGATTTTTAGAGAAGAAGATAAGTTTCGTATTTACTTTAACGGTGCGCATCATCATGTAACTGTTCCGTCCCTTAAAGGGAAAAAATCCCGCAAGATACATCTTGCGATGGGGACATGTAGCGATAGCTCTAAATATATCAACTACAACCTGTTTGAAAAAGTTAATTTCGAAAAAATGGGAGTGTCTCATTACAACAACATTGTTAACAAGTACCAACCCGGCGATGAAGTAGTTATTAATTTTGAAAACGACACAGTAAAAACAAAAGACTTAGATTCTATTCAAGACATGGTTTTAGGTTCGCAACCTATATCTATCCCACCCGGAAAAACAGAATTAGTAATGCAGGTATCTAAGTTTTCTCAATCTTCGCCAAACGCTGAAATATTGATAAAAGAGAGGTGGTTATAATAACGCTAGTAATACATGATTCTAAGTTGCACCCTGTGTTGTTGCTAGACAATGAAAAACAAGGTACGCTTAATTATTTTGACGACACATGGACTAGACAGTTAACTACAGGCTCATCTGTTTTTGAGTTTTCTGTGTACAAAAAAACACTTGAAGGAGACAACCCACTCAATCATAAGTATCAAGTGCTTAATGACCAAGCGTTTGTATCGTTTGTACATAAAGATAAAGTACAGCTCTTTAATATCATGCAGATCGAAGAGACTGAAACGACTGTACGTTGTTATTGCGAAAACTTAAATTTAGAGTTGCTAAACGAGTATTGCAACCCGTACAAAGCCACTAAAGCGATGTCGTTTGAAGAGTATCTTGTAGCATTTGACATTTTAAACTGGGGAGCTTTGACAATTGGCACAAACGAAGTAAAGGACAAGAAGCTAACTTTAGAATGGACTGGTCAAGACACTAAACTGGCTCGCTTGTTATCGATTGCTAATAATTTTGATGCAGAAATTGAGTTTGAAACGCAACTACACAATAACTACACGTTTAAAGCTTTTATCATAAACATCTATAAAGAATACGAAGAAGGCAAGTCATACGGTGTTGGCCGTGATAGAAGTGACACTGTGCTTAGATACCAAAAAAATATCGCTGGTATTACTAAAAAGCTTGATAAGCGTCAGATTTATAACGCAATACGTCCTTACGGTAAAAAGACTGTAAAAGGTGAGCGTGTTGTCTCTAATCCTGTTACACGTAAAGTCACTAAGACAGTTGGCTCTAACAAGACTTACTTAGGCGGCGATATTAAATATTACGGTCACACAATAAAAAAAGCCAACGTACAAGCGATTATAAACTACGCTGTACAATACAACATTTTGCCAAGTGGAATCATCACGCAACTTTATTTAGAGAGCTTTTGGGGTGACTCAACTGTCGGTAGGCGTGATAACAACTGGTCAGGAATGACAGGTGGAGCACAGACACGTCCTAGCGGAGTAAAAGTCACTACTGGTATGGCTCGTCCTGCAAACGAGGGCGGAACGTACATGCACTATGCTAGTGTAGACGACTTTTTAAAAGACTACACTTATCTTTTAGCAAAACAAGGGATTTATAATGTCGTCGGCAAAAAGAATATAGCAGACTATACAAAAGGGCTTTTTAGAGCTGGTGGAGCTAAATATGACTATGCAGCAGCAGGATATCAAAGCTACACAAATTTGATGACTAATATCCGAAATGGTATCAATAAAGTAACTGGAAATATCCTCAATACGATTGATAAGCTGTGGCAAACACCAGTACAGCCTATAACAGCCGTAAACGTAGCTAGAAGAGCTACTAAGACAATGCAAGCACTAAATGAAGCTACTAGACTTAAAGGTCGCAGAATCGGCTCAGGACAGTGTTATGCTTTGTCTGGTTGGTACGCTAAGAAGTTAGACGGAGCTTGGATTGATAGTTCCATCGGTGGTATCCGTGGTCGCATTGGCGGTGGGATGGCTGCTGCTTTAATCGGTACTGACTATAACTGGGGGGCGTATGGTTGGAAGCTAGACAGGTCGCCTAATGCTGGCAACTTGCAAGCTGGCGGTATCTATAATGTTAAAGCAAATTTTGGTGCTCCGTTTTATACAACACAATGGGGGCACACAGGGATTATCAAGAGTGTGTCCAAGACCAGAGTTACTGTTTTGGAGCAAAACTTTGTTGGCCGCATGTATGTTGTCGAAAACTCATATGACATTAACTCTTTCGCATCTGGATTGCAGACAGTATGTTATCCACGTGAAATAGCGCAAGGAATGTCTGTTAACGGGGCAACAACACAGCAAGTTACTGGTGGAACACAGATATCGTACGAAGAAGTTGTACAAGAGGCGCGAACAGAAACCTATGAAGAAGAACAAATCATCTATATTGACAACTATATCTACAAAGAGTGGAAAGATGAAAACGGTAAAGTAGAGTACTATCTCAAAAATGGATTTTTGTACGCACCACTTTCAAGAGACCGCTATCCATCTGTTTTAACCGGTAATGAGACACGAGACAACTGGATACGAAAAGACATGGAAGTCGAGACTGATAGTCAAGAAGTCTTGATGTCAACAGGTCTAAAAGACTTAAAAGCACACGCATATCCAGCAATTACATACGAAGTTGATGGCTATGTTGACTTAGAACTTGGTGATGTTGTGCGGATACAGGACGACGGATACGAGCCACCGCTGATTTTGACAGCACGAGTAGTTGAGCAAGAAATATCCATAACAAATCCCAGCTCTAACAAAACTAAATTCAGCAATTTTGTCGAAAAAGAAAGTCAGTTAGCTTCTGATTTAATCAGTGATATGTTGCGTCTATACGATGAGTCAATTCCATACGAAATCAAACTAGCTACTTCGAATGGTGTCGCTTTTAAAAATGGCACTGGTGAATCTGTCCTAACTCCTAGCTTGCAAAAGAACGGGAAAGACTATGAAGCAGTTTATTTTTATAAAAATGGTGACTCGCTAATTGATATCGGACCATCGCTAATTGTTAAAGCAAGCGACTTTAACCACGTTTTAAATATAACAGTTGAGGCATATTTAAATGAGGAACTTGTAGCAAGTACGCAAATATCCTTTACAGACACAGAAGACGGTGCAGACGGAAAAGACGGGTTGCCAGGACCGCAAGGTCCACCGGGGATAGATGGTTTACAAGGTCCGAGAGGAGAACAGGGTATTCCTGGTCCAGCTGGTGCTGACGGTAAGACACCTTACTGGCATGTAGCGTATGCAAACAGCTCAGATGGGACAGTTGACTTTAGCGTGTCTGATAGTGCAAACAAGCGCTACATTGGGCAATATACTGACTACGATGCAATAGATTCAAGTGACCCTAAAAAATACCGCTGGACTGACATGGTTGGGACGGTTGTCGTCGGGACAAACAATCTGATTGATGGTACAAAATCATTTTTTGGGACTGATTGGTTTACTTCTGCAACGCTAGAAGACGAGAACCTCTCTAATTGTCCTTTCACGCTTAAAAAATGGATTAGTGGGCAAAAAGTGTCGCATGCAAAAGATATCATGGTCGAGCAAGGTGTAACGTACACTTTTAGTGCTTATGTTAAACGTGAGGTAGCTGGGAATTTATATTTTTATCTTTATGATATAGCAGATGGTTTTATTACTAGCGATACCCCACGAGAGACAATTATAAAAAACGTTGACTCTAGTCTCAGACGTTTTGAAATCACTTTTACACCAACTAAGACAGGTAGGATTAGACCAAGGTTCGCGATGGTGTCATCGGAGCAAGGTAGTTTCAGCTCTGGTGGGTTTATGCTCGTTAGGGGAAATAAAACAGGCGACTGGCAGGAATCAGAAGCTGATAAAGCAAGTAATCTTGATTCAAAAGCTGACGAAGCGTTTACAGTTGAGCAACTAAATGCACTCGCTGAACGTGCTCGCATCGCAGAAGCTGAATTGCAATCTAAAGCAACGTTAGACACAGTCAACGACTGGGTTAAAGCATTGCAAGACGAAATCAAAGCACGAGAGGGAGGACAAAAGTTATCAGAACAAAAACTGATAGACTTTTCTAATCGCATGATAGCAGTACAGCAAACAATTGGGGAGATGCAGATACGCACTGATTTTGTTAATAAATTTATGAGTCAGTCAGAGGACGGTCTTGTAATCGGACAAAAAGATGGAACGTCAAGCGTTAGAGTTGATAACGATCGCATCAGTTTTTACTCAAGTGGTAAAGAAGTAGCATACATAGCTCAGAGTGTGCTTGTTATTGATAGCGGTATTTTTACAACTAAACTGCAAATTGGACGTTATCGTATTGAGCAATACGAACTAAACGCTGATATTAACGTCGTAAGATATGTCGGGTAGAAAGGAGGATAGATGACAACATATTATAGTAACTCTGACAAGAGTTATCGCTTAACTTATATTGTTGACGAGGTTTCAACGTCGGTTGCAGACAATAGTAGTCAAGTAAGGTTTAGGCTCTATTTGACTTCTGGCACTAACAGTTACGCTCAGTATAGTTTTGGTGGATATGCCTGGGTGGGTGCTAAATATGACTTTAACGCACCTTCCTCTATCGGTTTTAACGGCAATCAATTGTTGATTGATAAAACTATCAGAGTTCCACACGATTCAAATGGAGATAAAATAGTCGTTGTTGCTGCTAAATTGCTAGGTCCAGGTGGATACGCACCCGGAACGTTGACGATACCAGACCAACAATTTAAACTAACGAAGCTATCTCGTGCAAGTACTGTATCTGTATCTAGCGGCTATTTTGGAGATGCGCTAAATGTTAATATCAATCAAAGTTCAAGTGATTTTACACATGATGTAAGATACAACGTGAATGGTATCACTGGAGTTGTTGCTAGTGATATAAAAGGTTCAACAACTTTTAAAACAAGTTTAGATTGGGCTAATACGGTTCCAAATGCAACTAGCACACCTGGAACAATATACGTTGATACAAAATCTAACGGTTCTGTCATTGGGACGTCAACCGCTATTTTTTATCTGACTTTACCTGATAGTGTTAAACCAACAATAGCAAGTCTTGTTTTATCGGATACAAATCAAAAAGCATCTGCATTAGTAGGTGCTAATAATTTTGTGCAAATTGTATCCAATCCAATTGTCACTTTTAATGGTGCTGTAGGAGCATATGGGTCGACGATAGCTAGTTATTATGCGGAGGTGGTTGGCAAAAACCAATCCACGCAGCAAAATGGTGGTCCGCTCGGGATATTTAACTTTAGTGGCAAAGCAACTATTAAAGCTACAGTTACAGATAGTAGGGGCAGGGTGTCAGACCCTATTACCGCAGAAGTAAACGTCATTCCGTACTTCCCACCTGCGTTCAGTTTTACCGTAACCAGAGCAGGCGCTAAAAATGACAATTTGGTTGTTACTCGCAACGCTAAAATTGCACCTCTTATTGTTGATGGCGTACAAAAAAATAAGATGATGTTGACTTTTAAGACAGCGCCACTCAATACAACTAGCTTTACAGTTGATACTTCTAACGCTAGTGGGACATATACGTCAACCGCAGAACTTGTTAACTCAACAGCAACTTTGAGTGGCACGTATGGACCAGATAAATCGTTTGATGTTTACGGCTTGCTAAGTGATTTGTTTTCTGTTAGCGGTGGTGGAACGCCTGTAAAACAGACCGTATCAACAGAATCTTTTCCGCTAGCATGGCACAAAAATAGCGTTGGAATTGGTACACTACCTAAAATCGATGATTCAGGTTCTTTAAACGTCGCTGGGAATATCTACTCTGATGGCAAGCCAATCCAACAAAAACAACTTGCTTTAAATAATGGTGGCTCTTTTAGACATGATGACACTGACCTAAATAGCTTGCAAGACACAGGTTTTTATTGTGTATTTAGAGGTGCTAATAGACCTGTAGGGGCAGGTCCTGGGTACGTAACAGTTGTAAGACACCAGACGGCAAACTATGCTTATCAACAATTTTACGACCGTACAAATAAAACTATATTTACGCGGTTGCTGGAAAACGGTGCTTGGAGCACATGGAGTGAGTACGCTAAAAAAGATAGCTTGCCTACAACGATAGACTCAGGCTGGCAGTCAATCGGCAATGGTTTTAGTTATAGGCAGACAGGCAGTACAGTCACCGTTAAGTACAACTTTGCGACGAATGGCATAGATAAGTTGACGGTTGGCTCTATGCCTACGAATTTGATACCTAGCGACATGATGTTTGCAGTAACGGCTTGGACTATACAACTCAATGTTTTAAATGTTCAAGTGAGCGCAGACGGTCGTATTCTGTGGTTTAATCCGTCAAAATGGACTGTTAACGTAAAAGGTCAAATTCAGTGGACAATTTAAAGGAGGAAAACTATTGGAAATTTTAAACAAATATCCTGTAATGTTAGAAGATAAAAGCATTGCAAAAGTTAATGCAATTGTGGCAGTTGATTTACCTCACGTAAGAGGTAACTTAACTTTTGACTTACCAGTTGACTTTGATAATAAATCTTTTGCAGAAACACTTGAAAAGTGTGAGCAGATATTTTACGACGAAAAGTATAAAGATAAAGCTCAGTCTGAAAAAATGACTGAACTAAGTACATCAACATCAACAGGCACACAAACACTTATCAATCTGATAAGTACGCTTTACGCAAAAGAGGTTTTAAAAGATGAAGATCTTATTGCTATTGGTTAGAATTTTTTTACAGGAAGAAGGGATAGATATGATGATTAAATTATTTGCGATTGACTTATATTATGGACGTATGGCTTGGTCAAGTTTTGTTAAAAAGGGATTTTCAGAGTTTATTAATAACAAAACAAAAGAGCAACTTGCAATTATGTGCGATGAAGAATTACTTGCTGAAATTTTAGCAAGTTAGTGAGGTAGTCGGATGACAGTAGAACAAGCAGAAAGAATCGCTCAATCACAATTTGTGTGGGCTATTCTCTTTATCTTGCTTTTTATGATTGTGGTTGGTTATCTGGTGCGAACGTCTGATAAGCGTGAGAAAAAGCTAATGGATTTCCATGACCAATCAAAATCAGAATCTAACAAACGTGAAGAGTGGCTCAAAGGTCACTTAGATAAAAATACAGAACAGTTACAGGACATTTCTCAGACCATTGGTGTTGTCCAAAAGGAGATGTCTTATATGAGTGACCGCATTGGTCGTCTAGAAAAAGAGGAGAAATAACATGATTAATTGGAAAGTAAGAATTAAAAACAAAGCATTTTGGTCAGCAATTATTCCAGCAATATTTTTAGTTGTACAAGCAGTTGCAAATGTTTTTGGTTATACACTTGAACTTAGTGATTTAGGTAATAAATTGTTAGTAGTTGTTAATAGTGTGTTTTCAGTACTTGTTATTGCAGGTATTGTTACAGACCCAACAACCGAAGGTCTTTCAGACAGTGAGCAAGCATTGACTTACCACGAGCCAAAAAAATAGGAGGGGACATGCGTGCAATCACTAAAATAGCAATGGTACTAGCAATAGCAATACTGTACATACCGCTTGCAGTGGTTGCTTTTTTTAGTTATCCGATTTATTTACTTTTTGGAAAGGAGGAGTAAATGGCAACTTATCAAGAATATAAAAGCAGGTCAAATGGTAACGCTTATGATATTGATGGGTCTTTCGGTGCACAATGTTGGGATGGCTACGCAGATTACTGTAAGTATCTAGGACTGCCATACGCAAACTGTACAAATACAGGATACGCAAGGGATATATGGGAGCAACGTCACGAAAATGGTATCTTAAACTATTTTGATGAAGTGGAAGTTATGCAAGCTGGTGATGTTGCTATTTTTATGGTTGTTGACGGTGTAACGCCTTACAGTCATGTAGCAATTTTTGACAGCGATGCAGGAGGCGGATATGGCTGGTTTTTGGGGCAAAATCAAGGCGGTGCTAATGGCGCATACAATATTGTAAAAATCCCATACTCCGCAACATACCCAACTGCCTTTAGGCCAAAAGTTTTTAAAAATGCAGTTACTGTTACAGGTAATATAGGACTAAATAAAGGCGATTATTTTATTGATGTATCAGCTTATCAACAAGCAGACTTAACCACTACTTGTCAGCAAGCTGGCACTACTAAAACGATTATCAAAGTATCTGAGTCGCTCGCTTGGCTGTCTGATAGGCATCAACAACAAGCAAACACAAGCGACCCAATTGGCTATTACCACTTTGGACGTTTTGGCGGTGATAGTGCTTTAGCGCAACGGGAAGCAGACTTATTTTTGTCTAACTTACCAAGCAAAAAAGTATCATACTTAGTCATTGACTATGAAGATTCCGCAAGCGCAGACAAGCAAGCTAACACAAACGCAGTTATTGCATTTATGGATAAAATCGCTAGCGCTGGTTACAAGCCTGTTTACTACAGCTATAAGCCATTTACGCTTAATAATATTGATTATCAGCAAATTATCGCTAAGTACCCAAACAGCATTTGGATAGCTGGTTATCCAGACTACGAAGTACGAAAAGACCCACTTTGGGACTATTTCCCATCAATGGACGGCGTGCGCTGGTGGCAATTTACAAGCGTCGGAGTCGCTGGGGGACTAGATAAAAATGTCGTTTTATTAGCTGACGACAATAGCCAAGTGACTGTACCAAAAGCAGATAAACCGCAAGAAGCAGTTAGCTTTAATCAGCGTTTAGATGTTAATACTAAGCTAGATAACTCAAATACGCCGTACTACGAAGCGACTCTAAGCACAGATTATTACGTAGAATCTAAACCAAACGCAAGTAGCACCGATAAAGAGTTTATCAAAGCGGGTACTCGTGTGAGAGTGTACGAAAAAATAAACGGTTGGTCACGTATTAATGCACCGCAATCCGAACAATGGGTAGAAGATGCTTACTTAATTGATGCAACAGATATGTAAACCAACAGAGCGACATAAATGTCGGTAGCAAAAAATTATGGAGGTAAAACTCCTTAAGATAAGACAAATGCCCTCGCTTTGCGGGGGCTGTTTTTGTTATCAATAGTGAATGCAACAAAATTTTTTCAACAATATATTGTGCTAAAAATGTATTTTTATATATAATCATCCAATATGTTGTGGTTGCTTGAATTTATAAATTTCAAGACACGATTTTGTGGCTTGACATTATTTTTAAAAAAAGTATAATTATCTTAACAAGACAACCCCCCCATTCCTTTATAGGCAGATACGTTCTGATATGGGGCTTTTTTTATATCGTTAGGAGAGTTATGAAACAACCTTTAGCTTTGACATGGGAAGATCAAATTAGACTATTTGAAAAACGTGGATTAATTGTTAAAGCTGATGATGTAGAGAAAATCAAACATATCAGTTATTATAGAATTAAAGAATTTGCAAAACCACTTGAAATAAAGCAACAAGATGGTGAGGAGCAGGATATTTTATAAAATAAAAAGGAGATTAGAAATGGAATTGTACGAATTTGTCGGAGAACAAATACGCCATCAAAGAAAACTTGCTAAACTCACTCAAAGTCAACTTGCGGATTTACTAGAAACTAATCAGCAAACTGTCGGAATGATGGAAAATGGCAGGCGTAGAACCACTATTCAGGATTTAGTTAAACTTTGTAAGATATTTAATGCGTCAGCAGATGACTTCTTACCTAAAAACTGACAATGTGAAACCGCTCATTAAATGAGCGGTTATTTTTTTGTCTATCAGAACAGAAAAATTTAAAATTGTCTATTTTTAGGATTTTTTATCGAATAGATAAGTGGAGGATAAAATATGTTATATATAGATGAGTTTAAAGAAGCGATTGAAAAAGGATATATCAGCAGTGATACAGTGATGGTTGTGCGTAAGAACGGAAAGATATTTGATTATGTGTTACCTGGTGAGCCTGTAAGATTGTGGGAAGTTGCGACAGAGGAAAAAGTGGAAGAAGTGTTGATGGAATTAGATAAATAAAAAAAGACTTTTCCAAGTCCAAAAATCAGATGCTCCCCAGCGCAAAAATTACTACGTTATTTACTACGTTGTTTTTAAAATCAGTGTAATTGACCAGATAATGTAAGGTTGTAAAATGTTGATTTATCAAGTGATTGGGCAATGATAGCAAATGATACCATATTAAGGTTCTTTTTTGTTATAATATAATAAAATGCTTGTGAGGTGTCAGTATGAGTAAAGTTCGTTTATATATCGCTCGTCATGGTAAAACAATGTTTAATACAATTGGTCGTGCTCAGGGGTGGAGTGATACTCCTTTAACTACTTTTGGAGAACTCGGGATTAAAGAGCTTGGTTGGGGACTAAAGGCTTCAAATATTAGTTTTAAAGAGGCTTTTTCTAGTGATAGTGGACGTACTTTACAAACTATGGAAATTATTCTCAGGGAAGTGCAACAAGAAAATATTCCCTATACGAGAGATAAACGAATCCGCGAGTGGTGCTTTGGTAGTTTGGATGGAGGATATGATGGCGACCTTTTTAATGGCGTTCTGCCTCGAGTTTCAAACGGAGATATGAGCCATTTGACACACGAAGAAATTGCTAATTTGATTTGTCAAGTTGATACGGCTGGCTGGGCAGAACCGTGGGCAATATTGAGTAACCGTATTCTGTCAGGCTTCACTGCTATAGCTAAAAAAATAGAGGATATTGGGGGAGGTAATGCGATTGTTGTCAGTCATGGGATGACTATTGCGACTTTTTTATGGTTAATCGACCATAGTACCCCTCGTAGTTTAGGCTTAGATAATGGTAGTGTCTCAGTCGTTGATTTTGAAGATGGAACATTTTCTATTCAATCTATTGGGGATATGTCCTATCGAGAAAAAGGAAGAGAAATTTTAGAAAAAACATTGCAATGA